AAAATCCAGATACAATGTTAATGCTCAGACAAAAATCTCAATGAACACTGGTTTTGTTGATGAGTCTTTTAATGATGTGATCGAACAAATGCTCATGGCTGAAAAGGTTTGGATGAGATACAAACATCACCTGGTTCCAGTGATACCGACATCAAAATCTCTTAAATACAAAACACACGTCAATGACAAGCTAATCAACTATTCATTTGACTTTGACTTTGCTTTTGACAAATTCAACCTGATCAGATAAATGAAACAAATTCAACTTTATATTGAGAGTAAGAGAGTCGAGCTGTTCAAAGATGAAAGCATCGTTTTGACTCAGACTGTTCAAAATGTCAAAGATGTTGGAAAGGTGTTCACTCCATTCTCAAGATCATTCACTGTTCCTGCATCAAAAACAAACAACAAGATTTTCAAACATTTCTACAATTTCAACATCATCGGATCAGTGGATCCCAGGCTCAGGATGGATGCGAGGATTGATTTGAATCATTCCAGGTTTGAGAAAGGAAAGATCAAGCTCGATGGGGTCAACATGAAAGACAACAAGCCTGACTCATATAAGATCACTTTTTTTGGATCCACAGTCACCCTGAGAGATAAATTCAGGAATGACAAACTGGATCAGCTGAGGTTTCTGAAAAACTTTGCTTTTCAATACAACTCGACAAATGTGATCGACACACTACAAAACGGAAAGGACATTGAAGTTGATGGAGTAGTTTATCATGATGCATTTGTTGTGCCACTAATTACTCATGAGGATCGTTTGTTTTATGACTCAGCAAACCCTCAACCAAACAATCTTTTTTATGACTCATCAACTCAGGGAGGAGTCAACTGGGAGCAGCTAAAGCCAGCGATCAGAATGGACATAATAATCAAAGCGATTGAGATTCAATATGACATCCAGTTTTCTAATGATTTTTTTTCTGATCAAAATCCTGCATACTATGATATGAGAATGTGGATGCATAGAAAAAAAGGGCAGATCAAAGAGGCAAGCTCTGGCAATGATATTTACATTAACAATTTCTCTTTTACGTCACAGTCCTGGGGACTTTCATCTGGATTCTTTGTTCATGTCAATGGGTACTCGATGAGAAACATTGCTTTGAATCCTCAAAGTGGATTTAATTCAGATGGCATTTATGAGAATGAATATCAGAACGCAAACTCACTTCCATTTCAAGTCACAAAATATCAGGTTTCACACTTGTTTAGCCCAGATGATACATCTTTGGAATATACAGCAGTAGTCAAAAGGAATGGAGTTGAGGTTCATCGAACAGACGGAATTACAGGAAATCACGTTGCTATCCTAGAACACACTGCAAATGGAGATGTGGTTATTGAGGTACATGCGGCACAATCAATGACCTTTAAACCAATGTTGATTTATGCTGAGTCAATTTCATTTTATGGCGCAGTGACTTTTGAAAGATTTCAATCATTATCAATGGCAGTCTCTCCAGATTTTACCTTTGACACAACAAGAGAGATTCCAGAGATCAAGGTTGTGGATTTCTTGTCTGGTCTTTTTAAGCTGTTCAATCTTGTTGCATACTTGGATTATGATGAAACAATCATTGTCAAAACACTTGATTCCTGGTATGCAGAAAGCGACAAAACATTTGACATCACCAAATATGTTGACTCAACTCAGAGCACAATTGATGTGGCTTTACCATACAGAGAAATCCTTTTTGACTATGCAGGAAAGGAGTCATTTTTTGCAAAGAATCACAATGCTCTGTTCAACTATCAGCATGGAGTTGAAAGATACAGAGGAGAGGATGATGAGCTGCTCTCTGGATCAGATTACACAATCAAAGTTCCTTTTGAGCATCACAAATTTGAGAGGCTTTACAATCAAAACTCTGGAGCTGCAACTGATGTTCAATGGGGGTGGTCGGTTGATGACAACAGACAATCAATCCTTGGAAAGCCTTTGTTGTTTTATCCAATACACCAGAGAACAGCAACTCCTATTGCTATTCAAGAAACCTCAACAACTCATCAAATGATCCTGGATTATTGGATCCCGTCAAACAGCAGATCCATTGATCCAAACGTGACAACACAAAATTTAAATTTTAGAGCTGAGGTGAATGAATATTCAGCAACAGTTTTCTCAGACACCTTGTTTTCTAAATATTATAAAAAATATATTTCAGAAACATTTGACCCATCCAGGAGATTGACAAAGTTCAAAGCCAGGCTCCCCATGAGCTTTCTTTTAAATTTTGAACTCAATGACCTGGTGATTGTTTTTACTAGAGTTTACAGAATCAACTCAATTCAAACAAACCTTTCAACAGGAATTTCAAACCTTGAATTGATTAATGTTCCAGAATCGACAGTTGATGTGATTGACAGTGCACCACTATTCACAGACATCTCTGGATCACTTGGAAAAGTTGACACAACAGATGTGACAATTGACATTGACGACAACTATCAATCAGAAATATATCCATGATAAAAGAAACAATCGAACTGCTAAAAATAGCGAGAGAGAAAAAATGGTCAGGATCAGCAATTGACATTGCTCTGGGAAAGCATAAGATGCCCGAATCTTTTCATGAATTTAAACAAAAAATCAAACGACTATGAGCCAGAAAATTCTCGTGGACATGTCTGTCGATGTCAAGTCGGCAAACAAAAACATTGAAAAAACAAAAGAAGCTCTCGGGGATCTGATCGATGTTCAAGTTGAGGCTCTTGAGGAAATAAAGAAATCAAATCAAGCAAATGAAAAGGCACAAAAGAAACTCCTAAAATCTACAAAGAAAGCTGAGGGAGGTTTCAAAAGTCTTTTTAAAACACTAAAGGGAGCAGCGATTTTAACTGTCCTGGTCAAAGCTGTTCAAATGCTGGGATCAGCATTCGGACAAAACCAGGTGATTGCAGACAAGTTTGCAGCAGTCACAGCCACAGTGGGATCAGTCACTCGTCAGGTTGCCGATGCTTTTGTCAATGCAGCCAGGTCACTCGAGGAGGCAACTGGAGGATTTGATGCAACCAGGAAAGTGATCTCAAACCTGGTCACATTATCATTGACACCTTTGATGCTGGCTGTTGATGTTTTAAAGGGTGGCTTTTATGCCGCACAATTAGCCTGGGAAACATCGCCATTCGGAAACAAAGACCAGACAGTCATTGATGAACTAAACAAAAAACTCAAGGACACTGGTCAATCATTGACTGAAACATTCAATGAGGCTGCTGATGCAGCTGTCGGAGTGGTTGACAATTTTGCTGAGGCAGCATCAGAGATCGGTCAGGTTGCTGAGGTTGCTGGTGAGGAAATAAAAAAGATAAATGCTCAAGCAACATTTGGCGATCAGGAGAGATTGATTGCACTTAGAAACCAGACAAAGCTGGCAATCGCTGAAAATGAAAAACTGCAATTTGTTTATCAACGTGAGGCAGAACTCCAGAGACAGATCAGAGATGATGTGACCCTTTCAGTTGCTGATCGACAGGCAGCAAATGAGGAGCTCGGGATCGTGTTGCAAAAGCAACTGGAGCTCCAGGAGGCAAATGCAAAGAAACAACTCGAACAGGCTGAGTTTGAACTCTCATTGAACAAAGAGAACATTGAACTCAAAGAGCAGGTTTTGATTGCTGAGAAAAATCTGGCTGATGTCAAAGAAAACATCACAGGATTTGAGTCTGAGCAATTAGTCAACAAACAAGGTCTGGAACTTGAGGCAATTGATCTGATCAACTCAAAAGCTGAGGCAGAAGCAAACAGAGCACTCAGAGCAAAACAGTTCGGAGCAGAACAAGAAACTGACGAGATCATCAGACTCGAAAAGCTCAGAGAGAACCTGGAACTTGAGGAGGAAATTGAAACAACCAGGCTCCAGGCACAGATCGACAGATACAAAGTCGGAACACAAGCTCGCCAGGATGCAGAACAACAGCTCCTGGACTTTCAACAGGATGCATCTCAAAAAGGTCAAAAACTTGATGATGACATTTCAAAGAAACAAACAGCCAGAGACAAAGCAGTTGCAAAACAAAAGATTGCATTGACAGCTCAAACCTTTGGAGCACTCGCTGGGATCCTGGGAGAGAACTCAGCAGCAGGAAAAGCAGCAGCAATTGCAGCAGCAACAATCAACACATATCAAGGTGTCACAGAGGTGCTGGCAAACAAATCAACTTTGCCTCAACCATTTGCAACAATCGAGAAAATTGTGTCGATTGCGACTGTCCTGGGAACTGGTTTGAAAACTGTGAGAGAGATCACAGCAGTTCCAAAGCCGAACATCCCTGGAGGACGAGGAGGATCATCTGGAGGAGGACGAGGCATCAACACATCAGTTGCAAGCGCTCCAGCTGCTCCTCCTGCTTTCAATGTTGTCGGAGCCAGTGCAACATCACAACTGGCAGAAACAATCAGCAACAAAGAGGAAAAGCCTGTCAAAGCCTATGTCGTGAGCAATGATGTTTCATCAGCTCAGTCAATGGACAGAAACATTGTCGAAAACGCATCAATCTAAAATCAAAAAAATATGGAAATCATTGAACTAATTATTGACGAGGAAAGCGAGGACGCTGGAATCGAAGCCATTTCAATTGTGGAACAACCAGCCATCATGGAATCGTTTGTCGCTCTTAATAAGCAAAAGCAAATTAAACTGGCTGAGGTTGACAAAGAAAAAAGGATCCTGATGGGAGCTGCTCTTGTTCCAGGTCGGATGATCTATCGCAAAACAGGATCCCGAGAATATTATGTCCACTTTTCAGAGGCAACAGTCAGGAGAGCATCAGAGTTGTTTTTCATAAAAGGAAACCACATGAATGCGACTCTGGAACATGAGTCAGATCTGGATCGAATGACAGTTGTTGAATCATGGATCATTGAGGATCCAGAGACAGACAAGTCAAAGCTCTATGGAATGGAACTTCCGAAAGGAACCTGGATGATCAGCATGAAAGTTGATGATGACGAGATCTGGGAGGATCAAGTCAAAGGAGGACTTGTCTCTGGTTTTTCAATTGAGGGATTTTTTGTCAATAAAGCAATGGAAGTTCAAAAACAACAACACGCTCAGGAACTGGCAAAGATCGAGGAGGCTGAGGCTGAATATCAACTCAGCATGATCACAGCCATCATCAAACAGGATGGCAGATACAAAAAAGGACAGACAATCACTTTTCAATCTTTCAATGACTATCCTGACTCAGTGGTCAACAATGCAAAAAAAGCCCTTGAGAGAAACAAAAAGAATGGCGGTGACTGTATGACCCTGGTGGGCAAAAATCGTGCAACAGACCTCAGCAAAAAAAGAAAACTGAGCCTGGAGACACTCAAGAGAACAAAGTCTTATCTCTCCAGAGCGATGGAGTACTATGACGAGAGTGATCCAGATGCATGTGGGACAATTGCTGTCCTAGGCTGGGGAGGAAAATCCATGCTAAAATATGCAACAGCAAAAATCAATGAACTCGAAAAATAAACCCTAAAATCAAAAAAGTATGCAAAATGAAAAATTGAGACACTATCTCGGAGCAATCGGAGTTTTTCTCCTGGTGATCTTTCTTTTAATGTTCCTAGCATTCAATGAAATTCCAGCAAAAAACAAAGACATTTTTGTCTCAACTGTCGGAGTGATCACAGGAACAATAGGAGCAATAATCGCTGTAATTGTTGGACGTGATCCAGATCGAGAAAATGAACTATCAAAAAAGGTTGAAAGCCAGGCTGATCAAATAGATTTTTTGATCAAACAAAAAGACGAGCTGGAATCAATGCTGATCAAAATGCAGGAATCTCTGATCGACAACATGTCCATTCTGGGATCAACTCTTTTTGACACCAAAATAAATCCACCTAAAAAAACAAAAAAAGATGAGTAAACAAGTAAGAAAAAAAGGATGGGATCGCCCAGCAGATTCCAGAACATCCCCCAGGGGAGGCAAACAACCATGTCTTTGTCCTGACAACACCTATCATCCAGACTGCTGTGATGGGTCAATGTATGCTCAAGGAATTGGACAAACTGAGGTTTAAAATAACACTTTGAAAAATTATCGTTTAACATTAAACAGAAATAATATGAAAGCAACCGAAATACTTTCCGAAATAAAAAATGTTTTGGGAATTGAACTCAGCGAGCAAACTCAAGAGGAGGTTGCTGTCAAATTTGCTGTCGAAAAACTAAGCAACGGAACAGAGGTCAAAACAGATGATCAATTTGTTCCTGGAGCTGCTGTGTTCATAGTGACCGAGGATGGCGATGTCGCTCTCCCTCCTGGTGAATATGAAATGGCTAATTCCCAGACTCTAGTTGTTGAGGAGGAGGGAATCATCGCTGAGATGAGAGATCCATCTGAATCTAACGAGGAAGCTCCAGCAGACGAGGAGGTTGAAGCAGCAGCAGATGAGGAAGCTCCAGCAGACGAAAAAATTGAGGCAGAATATGTCACAAAAGAGGAGTTTGCAGCAGCAGTCAATGAGATCAAAGAAATGATCCAGGAAAAAATGGGAAGCAGTGAGGATCTGTCTGAGGAGACTCCAGTTGAGAATATTGAAGTCGAAGCCGAAAAGGTTGAGGCATCAGCTCAGGAAATTGAACTCGCATCAGAGCCAATTGCACACAATCCCGAAGCAGAAACAGCAAAATTTAGTTTTGCTTTTCAGGACAATGTCCGACAATCAAGAAATTCAAGAATCAAATCAATTTTAAATAAACTCTAAACAATGGCACTAACAATTAACAATTCAAGCTATTCAGGACAACACGCTGGCGAGTATTTAGCCGCTGGGCTTCTATCAAATGATACAGTCGCAAATGGCGGTGTCACTGTAAAGGCAAACGTACTTCATAAAGAAGTACTCAACACAGTTTCCACATCTGGAGATTTAATTACATCTGCAAGTTGTGATTTTTCGGACAGTGGAAATGTAGCAATGAACGAAAGAATTCTCCAGGTTGAGGACTTTCAGATCAACAGCAAAATCTGCAAAAGCACTTTCGCAAATGATTTTCTTGCAGCTGAAGCTGGATTCTCAGCTCATCGTGAAATGCCCGATACATTCGAGAAATTCATCATCGAGCACTTTGCAGGAAAAATCTCTGACCAAATGGAAAGAACTATCTGGGGTGGAGTAAATGCAAACACTGGTGAATTTGATGGATTAGCAACTCTAGCAGCTGCTGATTCTGATGTGATCGATGTGACTTCATCTGCAATCACTTCTGGAAACATTTTGGACAAATTGGCTGAGGTTGCAGATTCAATCCCAGGGACTAAAATTTACAGCCCAGATATGAAAATCTATTTATCAAGCAAAGACATGCAGAAATATGTTCGATCGTTAGGCGGTTTCGCTAGTTCGGGCACTGGAGCCGCAGGTGTTGACAACAAAGGTTCTTTGTGGTATGATGGACAAGGATTGAAATTCGATGGGATTTCTTTATTCCATGCACCAGGATTGACTGAAAACACAGTGATCGCTGCTGAATCAACAAATTTATTTTATGGGTTGAGCTTATTGAGCGACACTCAAGAAATCAAAGTGATCGACACATCTGCAACATTAGGAGATGACAACGTGCGTTTTGTAGCTCGTTTCTCGGCTGGTGTTCAGTATGGAATCGGATCAGAAATCGTGTATCGTGTGAACGCATAAGGTACATTTTAACTAACTTAAAATCAAGTACTTATGTCATGTGAGCTAACTAAGGGCAGAGCCCTCAACTGTAAAGATCAAATCGGAGGGGTGGAGAAAATTTTCTTCACCACCGATTCTCTTGGAGCTTTGACAATTGGAACAGACGATGAGGTGACTGATATTTCAGGAACTGGAATCGAGGTTTTTCAATACGATGTCAAAGGAGCCAATGGACTTGAGACAGCAATCAACAGCAGCCCAGAATCAGGGACAACATTTTTTGAATCAACTTTGACTTTGCAATTGCCAAAGACTACAAAAGAGGATTTAAAAGAGTTGAAGATGCTGGCATATTCTCGTCCGAGAATTTTCATCCAGACACGAAATGGAGACGTTTTGTTGATGGGCGAAAAGTTTGGAGCTGAGCTTTCGGGCGGTTCGATCAGTTCTGGACAAGGATTTGCAGACTTCTCAGGAATCAATTTGACATTCACAGCTCAGGAGGCAACTCCTCCACGCTTTGTCATTTTATCTGGAGCAACTGCAGATGATCCTTTTGCTGGAGAATCTGAAATCACCACAACTGTGGGGACTAACTCTTAAACAATATTCATCTGTGTTAAGTTGAATTAATGTGTGAAAAGGAGGGGGGCGGTCTTAATTGGTCGCCCCTTTTTTTGTTAAAAAATACAACATGATAAAACTCGAGCAAACAACAGACAACCAGACAATCTCATTCATTCCCAGATACCATGTTGTGGGTGCACAATACAACATCAAAATCACAACAGAGGGAGAGGGAGAGGTGATACATGATGCAACTGTCACTGAAATCACTGCTGAAAAATATTGGTATCAATACACGGCTGCATTTAATTTTAAACTTGATACAACATATCAACTAGAAATCACAGAAAGCAACACTCTGATTTTTCAAGATAGGATCCTAGTCACAAATCAGGCAGGTGACTATTCTGTAAACAATCAAGTTTACACATACAAAACCACACAAAACAATTCAACAGAAAACAAATTCAAAATGTACTCATGAAAGACTCAAACATCCATGTCATAGAATTATCGGAATACACACGACCAGAAATCACAGAATCAAAACAAAGGGACTGGGTGAATTTTGGCTCAGATAATAATTTCCCAAAGTATCTGATTGACAGATACATCAATTCACCAACAAATCACACGATCATCAACTCAGTCACTGCTCAGATCTATGGAAAGGGGCTTGATGCTTTTGATAAAACACAAAAGCCTGATGAGTATGCAGCAATGATCCAAATGTTTAAAAAAAAGGATCTTAAACGATTGATCCTCGATCTCAAGATTTTAGGAATGGGAGCCCTTCAGGTGACATATAAAGGCAAAAAGGTTGATCAGGTCACACATTTTCCAATGGAGACCCTTAGACCAGAGAAATGCAATGACAAAGGAGAGATTGAGGCGTGGTATTACCACCCTTACTGGGATAAAGCAAAGCGAAATGATAAGCCCACCAGGATCCCTGTCTTTGGATCAGGAGAGTCAAATGAGATTTTTATCCTGGGGAGATACATTTCATCCATGAAATATCTGTCACTCCCTGACTGGATGGGATCAGCTGCATATTGTGAACTCGAGGAAAACATTGCAGACTATCTTTTGAACACTGTAAACAATTCATTTTCAGCGAGTAAACTCATAAATTTTCCAAATGGAACACCCTCCAGGGATAAAATGGTTGAGATCAAAAATGATGTTGTCAGAAAGCTAACATCACAGCATGGAGACAAAATCATTGTTTCATTTTCAGAAAGCAAAGACACAGCTCCAGAGGTGATTGATTTACCGATCCAGGATGCTGCTCAAACATATGAATATCTCAGTGAGGAGTGCTCCAGGAAAATAATGATCGGACACAGAGTCACCTCTCCTTTGCTTATTGGATTGAGAGATGGAAATTCTGGACTCGGATCAAATGCCGATGAGATTATCAACTCCTCAAGGCTATTCACAAACGTCACCATCAGGCCCTATCAAGAGCAGATCATCGATTGTCTTGATGAGATCATGGCTGTCAATGGATTGTCCCTAGACATGTATTTCAAGACCCTGGAGCCTTTAGAATTTAGAGAGGCAGACAATGTGATCACTCAGGAGCAGGAGGAGTCAGAGGAGCTCTCTCTGTCGTCTCAAAAGACATGCTGCTCTGATGTTCCTTTTTTATCTGATGAGGATGGAAACCAGATCCTGGAGATGATCAAAGATCTAGGAGAGGACATTGACGACATGGATGAATATGAAATGGTCGATGTTGACAGGACTGAGGACGAGCCAGAGGATTTTGATGTTGAAACATACCTCAATGGAATCAATCTGTCAAAATACGATTCTGATCCGAACAAAGATTCTGCACAAGATTCGCCCAGATATAAAGTAAGGTATCGATATGTGTCTGGAACAAACAAAAAATCAATTGGGAGCTCCAGAGAGTTTTGTAAAGCAATGCTCAAACTGGGCAAACTTTACAGAAAAGAGGACATCGCTGAGATGAGTTTTCGAGGAGTCAACAAGAGCCATGGTCACAAAGGTCAAAATTATTCGCTTTTCCGATGGGCTGGCGGTGTCAACTGTACTCATGTTTTTGAGCGTGTTGTGTTTAGAAAGCGATTGAAAAAAGATGGAACTCCCTGGGGGGGCGATGCTTTAAAAGGGACAGATTTTGTGAATGTCAATCAAGCTGTGAGAGAGGGTTTCAAATTACCAAAGAACCCACCAGAGGTCTCTGAGGCAAATTCAACCAGGAAAGACAGGGGACATCATCCAAACTGGAAAGGATAACAGTTGACCATTTTGTCGTCTAATAAATAACAACAAACAAATGAAAGCACTTTTCATCAACGATAAGGATGTGAAAACATTCACGTCAATCAATGGCAACCTGGACATTGACCGATATGTCAATGCAGTTTATCTTGCCCAGATCACCCACATTCAATCAATGCTTGGGACTGATTTGTATGAAAGACTCACAACAGACATTGAAAACGACACTCTCTCTGGAGCATACAGATCGCTCCTGGAGGAGTATATCAAGCCTGTTCTTATTCATTATACAATGGTTGAGATGTTGCCACGAATCGCCTATCAAATATCAAACAAAGGCATTTTCAAGCACCGCTCAGAAAACTCGGACACTGCAAGTGCTGACGAGATTGACGACATGATCGAGAGAGAAAGATCAGCAGCACAATTTCATGCTGATCGCTTTCTCGACTACATAAGAAACAACACAACAACATTCCCAGAATATCTGTCAAACAGCAGTGGTGATTTGCATCCAGATCATGCAAGCTATTTCACAGGATTTGTTTTGGATTAATAAAATAAACAATTGGCAAACAATGTAAATTTCGGGGAGACATATGTTGTCTCTAATTGGGGAGAAAATCCTGCAAAACATTTGAAAACAATCATTGCAACTGCAACTCAAGGACTTCATGCGCTTGTCAGACTAGCAATTGACACAACAAAAATTTTAATTAGCTCAATAAAAATAAAAATTGATCAAACTATAAACGTATAAAATGGCACAAATTGACTTGAACCTGGGAACATCTGCAAATTCGAATGATGGCGACTCATTGAGAGATGCCATGCAGAAAATCCAAACAAACACAACAGAGATCTATGCAAAAGGAGTGACACCATTGTATGCAACACTCAGCGATCTTCCATCTGCATCTGATCATCATGGAATGTTTGCACATGTCCATGCAACTGGAGCAGCATATTTTGCACATAATGGAAACTGGGTGCAACTTGCAGACACAACAAGCAGCGCAAACATTGCAAATGGATCAATTGATACAATTCAAATTGCTGATGATGCTGTGACACATGCTAAGCTTGAAAATAGGTACACAGAAAAAGCAACAAGCAGCTCAACAGGAACGCAAAACTTAGACGCTGCAACTGCAAGCGTTTTTTTAATGACAGGTGCTATGTCCACAGCTACACTAACAATACAAAATTTAAAATTAGGACAGACAATTGACATTGTGTTTTTAGGTTCAATGGCAAACGCTGTGTTGACTTTAGATACAGATTATACAACTGACACTTTTTACAGAGTGGGTGCTGGAGAATTAGACACCGCAGAACCTAATATCATTCAAGTCACTTGTGTAGATGATACAGACAATAATGCCAAAATAGCTTATTCGATTAACAAATTTGAATCAGGAGACACAACACCATAAGTATGAAAGCAAAAGACCACAACGGAATAATAAAACTTTATAATTCAACACCAAAATCATACAGTAATATTATAGCAGGATTTGATTTACTATCAGATAGTGAATTGGAAGGACACGGATTTTACGATGTTGTTGTGCCTACCTATGACAATAAAACAAAAGAACTTGGCGACATTTACTTTGATTCAGACAACAGTCAATTTTCATACCCTGTGATCAATAAAACATGGACTGAAAGTTTAGCAGATTTAAAAGAGGCTAAAATAAAAGAGTTGAAAGGAATTTATAACTCTAAATTAAACAAGTCAGACTGGTATGTGACTAGAAAAAGCGAAAAAGGAACTGCTATTCCTAATGATATTCAAACAGAGCGAGATGGTTTAAGAGAGGAATGCAATGACCACGAAACAGCCATCAACGCAAAGACTACAAAATCGCAGCTAGCGTCTTACAATTTACCATCAATTATTTAGTATGGGGTT